ATTACTCCTCAACAACAAAGACAACCAATACCCCAATCAGACCCTAAAGCAGAAGAATGGTCTACAAGAAATAGTTGGTTTGGTAATGATTCTGCAATGACTTATACTGCCTTTGATATTCATAAAACATTGGTAGAAAAGGAAGGATTCGACCCTCAATCAAATGATTATTATGCTGAAGTTGATAAAAGAATAAGACTTGAATTTCCGCACAAATTTGATAAGGTAGAAGGAAATACTACAGAAAGAGCAAGACCTGCTCAAAATGTAGCTTCGGCAAGACGTTCGGCCTCTACAAACAAAGGACGCAAAACTGTGAAACTCTCGCCTTCACAAGTAGCAATTGCTAAAAGATTAGGCGTGCCGCTAGAAGCTTATGCAAAACAATTAAAAATCACGGAAGGAGCATAATATGGAAAATGATAAAATAAAAACTTCTCGTGCGAGTCAAACTAGAGACAAAATAGAAGTCAAAAAAGTTTGGACTCCACCCAACTCACTTGATGCACCACCAGCGCCAACTGGATACAGACATCAATGGATAAGATCTGAAATTCTTGGATCTTCAGATGCTAAAAATGTAGCATCTTCTTTGAGAGAAGGATGGGAGTTAGTTAGAGCTGACGAATATCCAGATTCTCAATATCCAACGATGGACACAGGCAGATACGCTGGAGTAATTGGAGTGGGCGGCCTATTGCTGGCTAGGATACCAGAGGAGATTGCGCTTCAAATCGATGCTTACTATAAAAAGCAAAACGAGGCTAAAGAAGAAGCAGTAGAGAACAATCTTATGAAGGAACAGCACCCAAGTATGAAATTCAGTAATGAATCTAATACTCGTGTAACTTTTGGTGGTACCAAGAAATAATTTTTTAGTAATTTCTATACCAACAAAATAAATTAAACCGTACTGGAGGCCTTTAGGGGCAGGTACATAAAAAGGAAACAATACTATGGCAAATGCAAGTACAACTGGATTTGGTTTAAGAGCTGTAATGACTGTTGGAAATACTCCAGCAACTTCAGGACAATCTGAATATCAAATACAAAATGCACCTGGCGTAGCATCAAACAAAGGTGATCCAATGTCGTTTAACGATGGTGGAGCAACTGCGGGCGAAGCTGGTAAGGTACAAGATGCTTCTTTTACTACAACTGATGATGGTGGAAATGGTGGAACTGCGTGGACAACTGCGAACTCTGCTCTTCTATTAGGTGTTTTCAACGGTGCATTCTTTATTGATTCATCTGGAAAACCTACATTCTCAAATAACGTAGTAGCAAGTCAAGCAACATCAAAGGACTACAATACTGGTTCTAATGGTATAACTGCTTTCATCATTGACAATCCTATGCAGGAATATGTCGTGAAAGCTGATGCCGCTTTGGCACAAACTCTTCTTGGAGTTAACCCAATGCAAGGCTTTAACACTAACAACTACACAGCAACAGATAACAAAGATGGTCAATCGATCACTACGTTAGATGTTGGTTCTGCGGCAACAACTTCAATGTTTACTGTCGTAAGAAACGCAAACGATCCAGAGAACAAAGATCAAGCTGCAGCGGGATGTAATTTCGTTGTAATGATGGCTCCGGGTAGTGCGTTGTTTAATTAATCTAAATAGGAGTATATAACTATGGCAATATCAAGAGCACAACTAGTTAAAGAACTAGAGCCTGGTCTAAATGCACTATTTGGACTAGAATATAAACAATACGGCGAGCAGTGGACTGAAATTTTCGACACTGAATCATCTGACAGAGCTTTCGAAGAGGAAGTAATGTTAGCTGGTTTTGCAAACGCGTCAGTTAAACCCGAAGGTCAAGGGGTTGGCTACGACGATGCACAAGAAACTTTCACAGCTCGTTACACTAACGAAACGATCGCATTAGCGTTCGCAATCACAGAAGAAGCTATCGAAGATAACTTGTATGACAGACTTGCGTCTAGATATACAAAAGCGTTAGCAAGATCTATGGCGAGCACTAAGAACATCAAAGGTGCGGCAGTATTAAATAACGCATTTGATAACACTTTCTTAGGCGGTGATGGTGTAGAACTTTGTTCTACTGTTCACCCTACTTTGAATGGTACATTTTCAAATGAGTTAGCAGTAGCTGCTGAACTTAATGAAACTTCATTAGAACAGTCGTTGATTGACATCGCGGCTCTTACTGATGAAAGAGGCCTAAAAATTGCGGCGCAAGGAGTTAAATTAATAATTCCTTCAGCTCTTCAATTTACTGCTGACAGACTTATGAATTCTGCTGGTAGAACAGGCACTGCTGATAATGACATTAACGCAATCAAAAATATGG